CAGCCCCGGCGTGAACACGCCCTTCACGTACACCCAGCGCGGCAGCTGCAGGCAGGCGGCGTGCCACTGGCCGCGGTTGATAAAGGTCGCCAGCGTCGAGGCGCAGGCGGCACGCACGCCGACGTTGAAGGCAAACGACACCACCGCGTCGTACACCTGCGGCGGCATGTCGCGGCGCATGCAGGCGTCAATCCCGCGTTCGACGCGCATCACGTCGTACACCAGGTTTACCGCCGCCTGCCTTTCGGTTATCCGGCTGTGCGGCGTGACGCCTGCGGTGTGCCCGATGCCGCTGGTCCATACTCCGGCGCTGCACTGGTAGGCCGAGGTGCGGCACCCCTCGGCGTCGGCGATCAGCTGCAGCCCGGCCTCCGAGGTGCGCAGGGTTTTAAACTGCGGCAGCAGCGCGGCGATGGCCAGCACGGCGGCGACGGCACAGCGCTTAGCGGTCTGGCTCAAGGTTCACCCCCTGTGTACTCCGGCGCTGCAGCTCAAAGGTCTTGCGGCGGTAGTGCCAGTTGATAAAGAACGTGGCCACGTTGGTGACAAGCGTCACGACGGCCACGCCGGAACCGACCATAAAGGCGATGTCCTGCGGCGTGTGGCGGCCGAACCACATCAGAACGAGGCCAATCAGGTAGTTAATCAGCGAGCTGACTTTCTCCATTTTCATTAGTCCCACAGTTTAACGGTTTCAGCCGCCGGGGCGTCCGGCAGGTCGGGCAGCGTCACTTCGCGGCCGTGAGGCAGCACGGCGCCGCTTTCTGCCAGCCCCGGATTGGCCGCGTAGACCCGCTCGACCACCTGCTGCGTGCGCCCGTAGTGGCGCCAGCAGATGTCGTCCACGGTGTCACCCTGCTGCGCGATAACCCTCATCACAGCAGGCTCACGATGCAGCCCGGCCGGTCGCCGATGCGGCTGATGCTGAAGCGGGCGTCGCGCCAGTATTCGTCGGCGCTGGCCTCCACCTCTCCGGCCTTTTTGCCGCCGCTGACGTCATAGCCGCGGTAGCGCTCGACGATTTCCGCCGAGGTGATGGCGCCGACGGCGGCGAGGTAGTGCGATATCTTTTCGCTCTCGCCGTCGAGGCGCTCCGCGGGCACCTCGGCCAGCGTCCCGAAGCCCGCCGCCATCTGCGCGGCGCGCCAGTCGTACAGCTCGGCGTTCACTTCTGAAATCGCCGTTTTCACCGCGAGGCGCAGGCGCTGCGCGGTCACGGTGCCCTCATAGCGCAGCGACTCCCTGAGCTGCTGCAGGTCAACGTCAGGCCAGAAAAACGTGTTCTTTACCGGCGGCTCGGCGCTTTCTGCCGGTCGCGGGGCGGGGATAACTACCGTTGCGTTCATAGTTGGCCTTTGAATAGGTGGGCGGTGGAGGACGGCGCAGACGCTGAAAGCGCATTGCCGTCCTGCCGCCCGGCGCGGGGCGCGTTCTGTCAGCGGCGGGCTGCTGCCTGTTTTTTCATTTCAGTGGCCAGCCGCTCTATGTCCTTGACGACGCCGCAGCGGTCATGCAGCTGCAGCGCCCGTGTTAAGTGGCTCATCGCCTCCTGAGTCCTGCCCGCATCGCGAAGCGCATACCCGGTGATTTTGTGCAGCTTGGCGCGCACCTGGTCGGGCATGTCTTCGGATTCCGTCAGCGCAAGGGTGGCCAGCAGCGGATCGATATCGACCGGCGCCTTTGCCGTCCAGGCGCGCGTCGCGGCGCTGGCCACCTCCTCGGCGAGCAGATAGGCCGTGGCGTCACGCTTAAAGCCGTCGGGCGGCACCAGCCCGTGCGTCAGGGCGTACCGGGCAATCTCCAGCGCGCCCGGCACGTCGCCCGCGTCCAGCCGCCAGATCATGACGGTCATCAGCACGGCGTCCTGTGCGCCCCTGCCCCGGCTCAGCACGCCCGACACCCACGGCAGGTACTCCGGCAGCATCTGCTGCTTGAGTTCCGCCTTGCGCTCGGTTGAGCGCACCTTTTTCAGGCGGCGCCTGTCGTCGTTGAGCTTCATCAGCATCAGCTCGTAGCCGCTGGCGTGGCGCAGCGGGTTGTCGGCCTTCTGCGAGGCATCAATGGCCTGCTGGCGTATGCGGTGACGTCGGGCAGGACTCAACATGCGTTACGCCTCCGGGGTGGCCGCTTCCGGCGCCTTCACGGTCGTGAAGTCACCCAGCACGATGTTTTCAATCAGGCATCCGGCCGCGTAGTCCTCGATCACGTAGTCCTCGTTAATCGATTCGTAGTTTTCGATGCGGTCGCGCTTCGGCACCTCGTCGATCATCCGGCGATGCGTGCCCTCCTGGAAATAAATCGACAGGTTATCGAGGCGGGTAACCATCAGGGCGTCGGCCGGGAAGTACGGCACGCGCACCGCGGGCAGGTTGCCGATGCGCTTCTGGCTGATGATCAGGTCGGCGGCCAGCGCCTCGGTGTTCGCCTGAGACTGATTGACCAGCGGGAAATACTTGTCGGCCAGCAGCTGGCGGCCGCAGATCACAACCAGCTCCGGGTCTTCCTGGTACCACGGCTCAATCAGGGTGTTGGTGCTGTCCATCACCAGCGCGTCGAGGTTGGCGTAGTCACCGCCCCTGCCGATGCGGACCGTCTCCGAGACCACGCTGCCGTCGTCGGCCAGCACCCTGCTCAGCACGCGTTCCGGGGCGTGGTCGCGGTACTTCTGCAGCCAGCCCACGGCCACGTCCTGCAGCATCGGATACTTGGCGCGGTTTGAGGTTTTGGCGCGCTGCACGCCGTTAAAGCCGATCATGATGCGGTCAAGGCTCTGGCGCTTCACGATGGCGTCGCGCAGGCGGCTCTGAAAGTCCTCATAGCGCGCCCACAGGTCGAGCGTGTTGTAGCGAATGTGAAAGTCGTAGTTGACCTGCACGCACTCGTAGCCGTTGCTGTCCAGCGCGGCAAAGTCCGCGGTTTCGCGCTCGTCGCCGCCCGCAGTGTCGGTGGTGCTGGCAATCGAGCCGCTCACGCCGATGCCGATTTTCTCGCCCTTCATTTCGGAGACCGGCACGACGTTGATGCGGGTCAGGAAGTCGGACGACTCCTGCACGCGGTTCATGAGCGTCTGCGTCACCGACGGCTCGACGGTGAATTTCTTGTTCATGTCGTCGGCCTCAATACCGTTCAGCTCGGCGAGGCGGGACATAAAGGCGTTAAATTTAAAGCGGGTGTTCTTACGCATGTTCGGGCGTTCCTGTTCTGTGGGGGTGTGGTTTCAGGCGGCGCCTGATTAGCAGTCGGTCTGCGTCCCGGCCTTCGGGTCGCTGCCGGTTGCGGCCGGTCGGCGGCTGAAGCTGCCGTCGGTGGTTTCGAGCTGGCCCTGCAGTGCGGCAAACGCGGCGCGGTCTTCCCCGGCCTGCTGCTCGATGGCCTCAAGGCGTCCGGTCAGTGCGCTTTCCAGCGCGGACAGCTTTTGCGCCTGGCTTTCCGCGTTCAGCTGCACCTGCTCCGCCACGGCCGTCACCGCCGCGCCAACGTCGGCAAACTGCTCGCCGCTGGCCTTTTTCTGGCCGGTGAACATGGCGGAAATGCGCGCCATCAGGGACGGCGCCGGGTCGGCCACGTCCTCAAACTCGATCACGGTTTCTTCGGCGGCGGTAAACAGGTTGCCCCTGTCCTGCTTGCGGGACGCCAGCGGGTTAGCCTGAGCGGTGGCGCTGAAGCTCAGGATTTCAGTGCCGAGGCTCGCCGGATCGTCGGTCACGGCGAGACCAACCAGGTACGCCTCGCCGGTGTCGGCAAACGTCGGGTTGACCTCAATCGAGGTGTAAATTTTCTGGCGGGACCGGGTCAGCTCCACCAGTTCCGGCGTCGGGTCAATCCAGCCGAAAAGCGCCAGCTTTCCCTTCAGCGCACCGTCGGTGATTTCCTCAGCCTCAACGGCGGTCACGTCACCAAAGCGGCGGAAGGTGCTGTCGGCGGCGTAACCCCGGATGTGCTCCATGTTGATGCGGGCGCCATAAACCGCCGGGTCGTAGTTCGCGGCCATCTGCGAGATCCAGTCGCGCGAAATCTCGCGGCCGTCGGTAGTTGCGCCTTCAACTGCGATGCGAAAACGCTTTGCTTTAGTTGCCATTAATCAGGCTCCGGTCAGTGGGTTGGTTCAGGTCGGGGCCAGTTTCTCCGCCCCGCTCCTTTCCCTCAACGAAAGCAAGCCCGCTCAGCCGTCAGCAAACAGGGACAGCGGGCGCGGCGTTTTGGCCACCGGTAGCCTTATGGCCATGAACATGACACCGACAACCACCATCAGCGATCCGCGCCGTCAGGCCGCGCTGCTTTACTGGCAGGGATATTCCGTGCGCCAGATTGCAGAGACGCTCAAACAGAAAACGCCGACCGTGCAGAGCTGGAAGCTGCGCGACGCGTGGGACGACGTTGCGCCCATCAGTCGCGTGGAGTTCAGCCTTGAGGCGCGGCTTACGCAGCTCATTCTTAAGGACGTCAAGGGGGGAAGTGACTACAAGGAGATCGACCTGCTCGGCCGACAGATTGAGCGGCTGGCCCGCGTGGAGCGCTACCGCAGCTCGGGCAACGAGGCGGATTTAAATCCGAACGTGCGCAACCGCAACCGGGGCGAGCGCCAGCCGGTCGTGAAAAATGAGTTCAGCGAGGAGCAGACCGGCAGGCTGACCGAACTGTTTATGGACGCCTGCTTTGAGTACCAGCTCAACTGGCATCGCGCCGGGCTGGCGCACCGCATCCGCAATATCCTCAAGTCGCGTCAGATTGGGGCCACGTTCTACTTTGCCCGCGAGGCGCTGATTGATGCGCTGACCACCGGCCGCAACCAGATATTTCTCTCCGCCAGCAAGGCGCAGGCGCACGTCTTTAAAAACTACATCATCGACTTTGCCCGGCAGGTTGACGTTGACCTGAAGGGCGACCCGATTGTGCTGCCGAACGGCGCCCGTCTGATATTTCTCGGCACCAACGTGCGCACCGCGCAGAGCTACACCGGCAACCTGTATCTGGATGAATATTTCTGGATACCGAAGTTTCAGGAGCTGCGCAAGGTGGCCAGCGGCATGTCGCTGCACAAGAAATGGCGCACCACCTATTTTTCCACGCCGTCGAGCCTGTCGCACAGCGCCTATCCGTTCTGGTCGGGCGCGCTGTTTAACAAGGGGCGCCGCAGTAAGGAAGACCGGATCGAGATCGACCTGTCGCACTCGCACCTGGCGAAAGGCGCGCTGTGCGACGACGGCCAGTGGCGCCAGATTGTCACGGTGGAGGACGCGCTGACCGGCGGCTGCAACCTGTTCGACATTAACCAGCTGCAGCTTGAGTACAGCCCGTCGGAGTACGACAACCTGCTGATGTGCGAGTTTGTGGACGACGAGGCGAGCGTGTTCCCGTTCAAAGAGCTGCAGACCTGCATGATTGACAGCCTGGAGGAGTGGGAAGACTTTAATCCGTACGCCCTGCGCCCGTTTGACTACCGGCCGGTGTGGATTGGTTACGATCCCTCGCACTCCGGGGACAGTGCGGGCTGCGCGGTGATCGCCCCGCCGGTCGTGGCGGGCGGCAAGTTTCGCGTGCTGGAGCGCCATCAGTGGCGCGGCATGGACTTCGCCGCGCAGGCGAAATCGATTGAGGAGCTGACGCGCAAATACACCGTGGAGTATATCGGCGTGGACGCCACCGGCATCGGCCAGGGCGTTTTTCAGCTGGTCCGCCAGTTCTTTCCGGCCGCACGGGAAATCCGTTACTCGCCCGAGGTAAAGACCGCCATGGTGCTGAAGGCAAAGGACACCATCGGCAGCGGCCGCCTGGAGTACGACGCCGGGCACACCGACATCACGCAGTCGTTTATGGCCATCCGCAAGACCATGACCGCCAGCGGCAACCGCTCGACCTATGAGGCCAGCCGCAGCGAGGACGCCAGCCACGCCGACGTCGCCTGGGCAATTATGCACGCACTACTCAACGAACCGCTGACCGCCGCCAGCGGCGGCGCCAACCCTTCAATTCTGGAATTTTACTGATGAGCAAACGCAGCCGGAAGGCATACAAAGCACAACCCCAGTCCGCACAGCCCGCTGTGCCGCAGCCGGTCGAGGCGTTCACCTTCGGCGAGCCGACGCCGGTCATGGATAAGCGCGACATTCTGGATTACGCAGAGTGCATCGGCAACGGCCGCTGGTACGAGCCGCCGGTCAGTTTTCACGGGCTGGCCAAGAGCCTGCGATCGGCCGTGCATCACAGCTCGCCGATTTACGTGAAGCGCAACATACTGGCCTCAACGTTTATCCCGCACCCGATGATGAGCCAGCAGGAGTTCAGCAAGTTCGCGCTGGATTACCTGGTGTTTGGCAACGCCTTTGCCGAGCTGCGCCGCAATGGCCTCGGCAGGCCGCTCCGGCTGGAGACCACGCCCGCCAAGTTTACCCGCAAGGGGGTTGAGGATGGCGTGTACTGGTTCGTCAACGACTGGAAGGAGCCGCACGAGTTTGCGGCCGGCAGCGTTTTCCACCTTATCGAGCCGGACATTAATCAGGAGCTTTATGGCCTGCCGGAATACCTCAGCGCGCTCAATTCCGCCTGGCTGAACGAGGCGGCGACGCTTTTTCGCCGCAAGTATTACCAGAACGGGGCGCACGCGGGTTATATCCTCTACATGACCGACGCGGCGCAGAGCAGCAGCGACGTGGATCGGATGCGTCAGGCGATGCGCGACACCAAAGGCCTGGGCAACTTCCGCAACCTGTTTATGTACGCCCCGAACGGCAAGCCGGACGGCATCAAAATCCTGCCGCTCAGCGAGGTGGCCACAAAGGATGATTTCTTTAATATCAAAAAGTCCAGCCGCGACGATTTGCTAAGCGCGCACCGCGTGCCGCCTCAGATGATGGGGATTATCCCGGACAACTCCGGCGGCTTCGGGGATGCGGTGAAGGCGGCGCAGGTTTTTGTAAGAAACGAACTGACACCTCTGCAGGAGAGGCTGAAGGAGATTAACGAATGGACAGGAGAGAAAGTAATAGCATTTTCTGAGTACTCTCTGTAATGAAACAGGCCGCTTTTAAAGCGGCCTGTTTCATTAAATTAGTTTTAATAAGTCGTCGGCCGGTGGGTTTCTTTTATGGATATCATCGTGGCAAACATTACATACTGTAATAAGGTTTTCAGCTGAATTATCTCCACCTTTCGCATGATGCTTAATATGATGCAATTCAAGAAAATGCCTGCGATCATGGGGTCTAACATCTTTAAAGCTCCAGCCACATAACTTACAACAATGATTATCCCTATCAAGTACCTCAATTCGTACCTTATCTGGAATTTTCCTGTCGTGAGGTTCTGCTTGTTTATCTTCTTCTAGTATATATGCACCTACGGGCAGATCTGGGCGGCCAGAACTTTTGGTAGCTATTGGCCATCCCTCTTCCGTCCGTAACTCCCGACAACGGCGAGCCCACTCGCTGTTACCATTGGCTAGATAGGCAATCTCTTCACCAGTAACAATCTTGCCAACATTTATCCGAAAGTACTCGATGATTTTTTCTTTCATGCCTACTTTTTTCTTGCGAATATCGTTCGCAATATTCCAACGGCAAGCAGCCTCCCAATCTTTTTCAACAGACATTAATAAGTATGTATCTGTTTTTAGGCTCTTTAGAGACTCAACTTGGATCTCATCGGGTGCCAACTCACCCTCTTCAATCATTTGTTTAAGGACAATACCAGTTAATATTTGCCACCCAAACTGCACTCGGAGTTCTCTGATGCGTCTTGCATACTCGCTAATGCTGGCAACTACCATAAGCTCGTCACCATGGATCAAGGTCTTTGAGTACCGCATTAAGTAGGCGAGAATCCTGTCCCGTGCCGATTTAACATCTTCTTCCCTGATTAAAGAGCCGCCTAAATCTCTTAAAGTATGATTCGCTGGTACTAGAGCAAGAACTTGCTCGCGTAAGGAATCATCTTTGAGCTTTGATTCAAATGCTTCAATTAAATCCAGCAACTCTTTACGCAGTTGCTCCGGTTCTTTCCGCTTCGATCTTCTCGCCATTGTTGACTCTTAAATCCATTAATTGTTTAACAAAATGAGCAATATGTTCTGCGAACTTGGGAGGCACTGCATTGCCGATTTGACGAGCAATTTCAGTTTTTGTGCCCATAAAAATAAAGTCATCTGAAAAACTCATAAGGCGCGCAGCTTCCCTGTGAGTAATTGGCCGGTGCTTTTCGGGGTGTAGGTAACGCCCTTTCTCAGGTTTGAAAAACTCCGTTCTTATTGTCACCGATGGGCGATCCCACCAAAGACGACCAAAGAGATCCGTGCCACCAGAGGTTTTTTTTATCCAACATGCTGGGGTGATATCAGGCCTTAAACGTTGTAAATCAAAACGGTTGCCCCCAACAGGAACGGTTTCATAACGCTCTAATGATACTGCTGTAGGATTTCTTCCAAAGTGTAAATCGTATGGTGGATGCTCGGAGCGGATATCTGTACCGACAGGGTCGGGCAGATCGGCAATGAATTCTTTGACTGTACGCCATACTGGCAAAGTGCCCGGTTTCTCAGGCGCCCTATGTGAAGGCTTCGGAGGAAAGTCAGGTAAATTTTCCAGTAAAAAATCAGCTCTTTTTACTCCAATTGCAATGGTACGTTTACGAGTCTGAGGCACACCATAATCAGCAGTGTTTAGCACTTTTGGATTGAGCAAAACAAAGCCGATTTCTTCTGCTCGTTCACGGATACAATCGAATTCTTCGCTGGTCAAAAGCCCGGATACATTTTCCATAACAAAAACGCTTGCTCCAGACTTTTGAATGAAATCCATATAGGGTTCCCAAAGTGCTCTGCGGATATCACCTGCTCGATTCTTATTCAATAGGCTAAATCCTTGGCAGGGCGGGCCGCCGATTATTACATCAGCAACAGGCACACTATGGCTACTTAGCCATTCTTCGATATTGACTGCGATACCATGATTACCAAAGTTAGCGTTATAAGTTTTGATCGCAGCTTTATCATTATCGATTGCTAAAATACCCTCAAAATCTTTTGCCACAGCACCTTTGAAGAAACCAGCCGATAATCCTCCTGCCCCGCAAAAAAGGTCTATTATTTTGATTTTATTTAATTTTTTCATTGCGGTCATTCATCTCTCGGCATTAATTATTTTAACAACCATAAGCCTAATGCTGTATAGATTCACATGCAAGCTTTGAGGAGCTATGAACATATTTAGTCAGCACATTGTGCTACTATCACTAGCAAAAACAGATATTGCCTAAATTCCCTCTACATTGATGCATTTAATGTTCTTGGAGCCACTCCAAAAGTAATTGAAAGAAGCCCCTCATTTTAGAGACTTTACATACTTTCACAGGGTTGTTGCCGTGTATAGCTGACCTAGGCAACTTATCCGACTTGTTGAACCGTATTAGCCTAAGAAGCTTTGGCTCAAACATGTTTTCTGCTTAGCGCGCAATGCTATCCCCGCCACGCCTGCCCGCTTTATGCATCGCTTTTCATGCAACTGCATACCCTGCCCGGAGCCTTGCCAGCACTGACGTTTAAAGCGATTTGTGATCCTGTCTGGATCATGCAAAACCATGCACGCTCATGCGCAGTCATCATATGAAAAAAGCCACCTCAAAAAGGTGGCCTCAGTCATACAAATCTCTAACGAAAGCAACTATTCGACTTGGTAGAAAATCTTGTTCTGAAGGGTAGCCGTATCGATAGTTCCAGCCATATCACTGATCATCGACAGTGCCATTTTTAATTCATCTGATTTGCACTGCGCGACAAGTGATACATCCGCCACAAACTGAATACGTGCAATAGTCTCGCTTAGTTTATCAATATCCATCAGTTGGTTACCTCCTACCTGTAAATAATACTGTATATAACAACAGTATCACGCAGATTAGGAATCGTAAACATTCGTATGGTTCGGATTAGTCTGGACGCTTATTTGTTGAGCAAGCTTCGTTGTTGAGTGTCTGGCCGCCAGCGCCTGGAAACGCTCCAGCGGTGACGGTTTTAAGGGCTTGCCTCTGTATAGCTGACCACGGCTGCCGCTCCAGTACGTTTGCCCTCCAATTTTGACACCATGCCCACGCATCATGCGTGTTACTTCTCCGGCTGAAAGCCGCATACGTGAGATATCAAAGACAGTAGTTTGTAAGTTCTCCCCTGCTTCGTTGATTGTGGGCAGGCTCGTTGCTTTTTTATGAGTTGCGGGCTCTTTACTGCGTATTCGCGACAGTAGTTTTCGCCGCTCTTTACGTGGTTGCGCCTTTGAAAAGTCGAATTCTGTACCTGGCTCATCGGCAGGCTTACCTGCTCCCGTACAGTTATTGACAGAACTCCAAGGGGACGCGGACGCGTCCCGAAGTTCAACACCCAAATCAACGGCACGCTTCGGCACAATCTTCCACTGCGCGAGGCGGGTTAAAATCGGGGTATCTTCACCAACAGACGTGGCGTAAACGCCCTTGATGCGCACAGTCTCCTCGCCGTACTCGTTGCAGTCTTCGCTTGCCTGATACCAGGTGCGCACGGCCAGCTCATCACGCTTCACGAATGGGCCACCCTGCGCGTTGACGTATTCAGCCCACTGCCCGGCATCAGCGGCATCATGCACTGCTGCAAACTCAACGCTCAGGCCTTGAGCGGTTTCGCTGTCAGCCATGCGGCGTAGTTCACGATAAACCGTCACCGGCGCACCACCGACAAACTGAAACTGGCGAATGTGCCAGCGCGCCGCCCAGGCAGAAACGGCCGGGGCGGTTTCTTTCAGCGCCTTACCGCTTTCATCGTCCAGCTCGCCGTCGAGCGCATAGCCATCGATGTTCTTTGAAATGTATTTAGCCACGTAACCAGTGGCGCTGCCTTTCTCCGGATCGATGGCTTCAGGGTGAAAGCGCGCTTTTCTGGCTTTGTCTGTGGTCAGCTCATGGCCATCTTTTTCAAAAGCGTAAGCCTGGATGATGCTGCGCACGCGCTGCACATCTTCAGGGCGCATAAACATCAGCATATGCCAGTGCGGCGTGCCGTCATGGTGTGGCTCGGCAACACGAATGCCAAAGATGCGGATGTCTTCCCGGTGGAGTTTGGCGCGCACCTTCTGCCAGACGTTGCAAAGGTAACGCTGCGTTTCGGCCGGGCTGGCACCGTCCCATTTACGGTTGCGGTGACCGGTTTTGATTGTGGCGTGATAGCGGGCAGGTGCCGTCAGCGTATAGAACTCGCCGACAAATCCCATTTCATTGCAGATATTTTCAAAGCCCCGGATGCGGGTCATCAGCTCACAGCGACGAATAGCCGGATTGGCCACGCTGCCGTCGTACTTCTCAATCAGGCTGATGCGGTTGCCATCCTCATCTTCAAGCTCCATGCCTTTGAGAAACTCGCGGGTACGGCGCTTTTGCTCGCGCCATTCAGATACGGTCATGTTGCTGGCGTAGGGAGTATGTTTCTTGCTGACATTGGCCAGGGCAATCTGCAGGTGTTCACGCCACGATGCAGCGACGCGGCGCAGGCGCCCTTTCCACCATTTTTCTGTCTGCATACGCATGATCGCCGGGGTGACTTCTTCCGGGTCAAAAAGACGTGATGTAACTTTATCCCACAGAGGCGGTGTCTGGTTCAGTTCGCGGGTGATGGTTGCGGCGGCCATATAAACACGGTGCGTATATTTATAATCTGACTCATCGCTGGCCTGAGCATGGACCTGCACCATTTCCGCCAGGATAAAATTAGCAATATCGCCAGCCAGCAGATCCACATCTGCGCGAGCCATGTCAGGCAGCCGGTTATAACGCTTCATCAGCTCCCATAACATCGCTGCTGCATGAGTCGCACCTTGTGGTTTAGCCTGATTACCAGCAAGTATTGTTGCGATGCCGCGATTCATCTCATTAAGTCGGTATTGAGCGCTGACGCATTCAACTCGTGGCAATGTGCGCTCAACAAAGGCTTTTGCAAAGTACGCATTGGCACGGGCTATGCCGTTTGTTTTTTCCAGCTCGCTGATACGCCGTTTTACATCGAGTTGCACGATCGAAGGTTGTACAGCCAGCAGCTGCTGCGCATGCGACAAAGCCGCAATCATTTGATCGCGGCGATGCTGTTCGTCATAGGTAAGATAAGGACTGGCAATAGCTTCCCGTGGAATGTTCCACGGGTAAGCGTATTCTTGCTGGCTTTTAGTTTCAGATTTAGAGTGTCCTCTCTTATCATTTGAGAGAATGGACGATGCCTCAGAAACCATTTACAGACCGCCTTCACTACACGGATCGTATGCATTTCCCGCTCGACGCGTCTTCACTTCCAAACGCTGCAAAACTTTTATCAGCGACCGACATGTGTGCCGTTTGTGACGCGTTTTTGAATCAGACGCAAAATTACGAAGTTGAGCGCTGGCTTCCCGAAAAATCCTGTCGAAATGAGCTTGCTCGTCGTGTGCAATGGAATACCGAAGCAACGTGGCCACATCGCGGAGAGTGGTTAAAAGTAGTGCTGACCTCATTGAAAAACGTAAGCCAACAATATGAGAACACCCGAGTACGCGGATTCCTTCAGTGGGAGACAGTGGAATCTCTAGAGTCAGATATTCATATAGCGGTTCAGGCAACAAAGAAGACTGTTGCGTTTTTCCGTAGCGGGGAGAAGCAATTTCTTCCAATGCCGACAGAACTTTTTCTTGTTCCTGGACATTTTGGCGAGTTTCTGGCTTCGCTCGTAGCAGGCAATGTTTACCCTCTTTGGTTTGGCCGAGTTGATACGGCTGATACGCCAGGGTGTCGAGATGGGCAGTATCCGTTATATTCCCCTCGTACAATTTAATTACGGTATTGGCAGGGCTGTTTGCTGCAAAATTCATAATTAATGACCTTTGAAGTGAGTGGCTTTGAGTTCAAATATTTGCTGGCAGCTGACGCAGCGAGTAACACCATAAATAGCCCGGCGCCGCGCTTCTGGTATTGCCGTGTCGCACTCTTCACAAAAGGAAGCGCTGACCGCCACCGGACGATGAATGATTTGTGCAATGCTACGGGCAAGCACTTCTTCACTGCGTTGTTGCGCCATGTCGATTGCGTCAGCCATTAGTGCAGCTCCCTTGATTCATTTTCGTAACGCTCTGCTTCGCGGCGAATCAGTTCGGCGGCTTCAATGCCGTTTAACTCTTGCTGATGAACATGCACAGCCAACTCTGCCAGGCGTGCAGATACAACCAATGCACGATCTCTGCGTTCTTCACTGCGGGCTTTATTCAGCATTGCGGTCATTGCTTCCACATCAGCGGTGTAATAATGGGTTTCGATATTTCGCATTTAACTCTCTCCAGTTTTAGGCAAAACAATGCCCGACGGGTTTACGTCAATTATTTCGATACGGGCTATTTAATCAGGCAGAAAACAATCCGCAGTTGATAACCGATGCGGCAGGATATTTCCCCAACGCACTATTTTATTCATGGAAATGATGATTAACTCTCGGCGCTTTTCATCAAAATACTCGAACGGCTGGCCAATCTCATCTTGCTTAAAAGTACCCGGCTGTTCTCGGTTTGCCAGTGTTAAAACACAGAATTTAAACTCGTCATTCTGGCGATTAAAATATCTCAGAGCCGGATTGCTGTTGTTGTCTCGCATCTGTCGCCAGCTTTTCCGAAACTCATCAAAAGTCATCCTTTCAACTTTATCTACACGGGCATGTACCAGACGAATTTCGGTAAAAGATGCCGGTGCGTTCTTACCTGTCAGTGCGAGAGCGGCGTTTGCCATATTTACCCCCGATAAAACATTTGATGCGCTGTAATACGCTTTGGCGCCTGGTGGACAGTTCACGCAACAACTGCTGCTGATCGTTGCAAGGGTGCCAACGCTCACATGATTTCGTGGCTATCCAGCCATGTCCGAAAGATGGCGACTGACTCTGACGCTTGAGCAAAGGCGCAATTGAAAAGGACATAAGCACCTCAGCTCAGACCGATTGATGCGCCGAGCCCGCTGATAGCATCAACCGTCGATGCCATAGTGGGATTTGCCTGGATACGTGCCTGTACAGCCAGAGCGGCTAATGTCAGGCAGCGGATGCCTGTATTCACGTTTTGCAGCAAGCCGCGTTTGCAGCTCGCGGTCATACGCTCAGTAGATATTGCACCAGCAGCAAGCTGCCCGATCTCAGACGTAGCCTTCATAACGTAAACGGGAAGGCTTTCAGTGGCCAGCTCATTTACTGCGACTGCTGGCAGGCAGTTAAGCTGAGAAAGCGCACCATCCATCAGCGACATGTCCTCAGTAATGGCAATTAGCGATAGCATCTCTTTAACGGTCAGTTCGTGGAACTGTTCCGGGTTGAGCTTGTTGCGCAGCGTCTGCGGTTTAATCCCTGCCCTTTCCGCCAGCTTTGCCAGGTTGTGTCGGTTAGCAAAATCACGGCATGCATTATCAAAATGTGGATGTGAAGAAAGCTCAAAATCAAACATGTTGGAATCCTTTCAAACTTGCAAAATCAAATTAAGGTTTGATGTAGCGACATTTAAGTGCCTGTTGACGGTTTTTTTCACGCCATGCAGCCACGTTGATAAGGGGATTTCCATGTTTGGTCATGGTGGTTTCTACAATCTCGCCCGTCTTCTTGTTCTTGCGAGCTTGGGTATAGGTAACAGACGGGGTTGGTGCCAGAAGGACAACACCGTTAGCGATCCATTTTTCCAATACAGACATGCTAATACAGTTGGCAGAGGCAAAATCCTGCTTTGACATGGTGGGTGACGTAGAGAGCGAGACAGCCTTCTCTACTGCCTCGTTTACCGCTTCACTTAGCGCAGGCATCAGAATAGCCGCCACACTTGCAATGAAATCTTTGGATTGCACTAAGTCAAATGCGTTCTGGCCGTTTGCATTTTCAGTATGCATAACGCAGTATCTCCGGTTAGTTAAACGTGTTCTATGGTGTTACATGGGGTGTGCTGACACTTTAGATCCGTTTTTCTTATCTGTAAATAAGAAAATCAAATTTAAGGTTCTCAATGCGTATTGAAAATGCCGTTGGTGCGGAAGTTTTAGAGAGAATGCTGTCTGCTTATGGCTTTAGCATGCAGAAAGAGTTAGCAGAACATCTGGGTATAGCTAAGAGTAATGTTGCAGGCTGGGTGCAGCGTGGACAGGTTCCCGGTAACGCTATTGTGCAGTGCGCCCTTGATACTGGGGCTGATCTAAATTGGCTGATTACGGGCGAGCTTGAAAAAGCAAACCTCGTATCCTTTTCAAAGCCTAATCCCGTTGGGAAAGCTCTTTACGAAGAGGTTATGGCGAATGGTGGTAAACCTGTACTCCGACGCATACTTGATGCGTACGGTTTTACTATGCAAAAGCAACTTTGTGATTTGCTTGATATCTCATCGGGGACGGTAAGTACATGGATTCGTCGCAGTTACTTTCCAGGAGATGTTGTTGTCACTTGCGCGCTTGATACCGGCGTTTCGCTACAGTGGCTAGCTACAGGAAAGAGAGCAAAGCTAAGCGAAAGAGTTAAAGAAAACGTCGGCACAGTGATCCCGCGTAAAAACTTAATTGCAGGTGTTCTACAGGATGCTGGAAACTGGACAATAGATTTAAGCTTCATTCCACACGAACTTGATGAACCCATATTTATTTCAAGTAACTCTGGGGCATGGATTGTCGACCAGAGTGTCAAAGACATAAGTAATGGCCGCTGGCTAATTGGCATTGATGATAAATATGATATCTATGACATAGCTCTATTACCGGGCCGAAAAATCAACGTTACAGGTAAGAGAAATAATTTCACATGTGGCGTTGAAGAGGTAAATACCGCCGGTAAAGTAGTGTTAACCCTGAGCTACAATTAGTAGAAATTAATTTTTAAATAAAATTTGTGATAAATATATAACCAATGGATCAAAAAATGAAAAGTAAAAATATTCCTTTAGTAAGGATCGCATCAAGATGAATTATTTCTGGATCACTCAAAAACCGAAATCTCAGCTTAAAGAATTGGAAGAGGGTTACATTAACTCACGCCCATCTGTAAACTATAGTTACTATAGGGAATCAGTCAAGGATATAAGGAAAGGGGATGTATTGTTTTTCTGCTCAAAAGGAATAATCGCATATATTGGAGTTACTGAAAGCTCAGTTATATATAGTCACGATAAGAAAGGCGAGCTATGGCGAGTAAAGTTTAAGTATTTCAAATTGGAAAGACCAATTTTAATCTTAGAGCATAAAGAGTATTTGGTAGATAATAAAAAAATAAAATACTCACCAATAACTTCTGAAGGAAAATCCCAAGAAGGTTACTGCTCGAGCATCCCAGTTAATGTGGCCAACTTTTTACTATCAAGAGCAGGGGTTTTTTTATCTAATGGTAAAGTGGTTGCGTTGACAAAAGGTTTAAACAACCGAGTGAAAAACCTTACTGAGCTACTAGTTGAACTTAAAAGAAGTGATGTTTTTAATGTTATAAAGAGCTATAGCACATTGAATAAAGCGCATTATAAGTACCAGAATTCATCAACTTATGATCTTAAGTATGGACTTGAACTGTTCGCTCCAAAGGTCATATTTGGCTTCGCAGCTGCTAAGTTAATAAATAGGCCTTTGTTTTCAGACGAGTTTTCCGGGGGTGATGGCACTCCGTGTTTTGAAATTTTGAAAAAACTAGGTTTTGAAATAATTGACAAAGAAGTTCCTGATTTACAAAAAGACAATATTGAGATAAGTGAAATAAATAAAGACTTTTCAGAAATTGAAGAGGATATAAACTTTACTGTGACCGAGCGCCAACAGCTTATCGATGCAAGAATAGGTCAGGGGAAATTTAGGAAAGATGTAATTGCACTACAAAAAAAATGTATTGTTACTGGAATTGATTTTCCTATTTTGTTAAGAGCGAGCCATATTAAGCCTTGGAAAGATTCAACTAATCAGGAGAGATTAGATCCTGGCAATGGCTTACTTTTGTCCGCCAGTATTGATGTGCTTTTTGACAGGGGCTTCATAAGTTTTGAAGATAATGGTCAAATGCTCGTTTCAGATGATTTACGGAGAACTGACATTCTAGAAAAATTAGGAATTGATATTGAAAAGAAATACTCAATTGATCCCAGCAATACTAAATATCTTAGTTGGCACACAAATAAATATTTCTATTAG